GCTGATCAAAAACCTTATAACCCAAATCAAAGCATAGTAAATAAATATCCTTGTTCTTTTTCATCTGCTGATATAGTTCGTAGGCAAAATAGCCTCTTTGTGAATTATGTTTCTTCATTTTTCTATTACCTTCCAATTTTCTACAACTTTAACTACCAATCCTGTACCTACATATCCTTTCTTTATAGCAAAAGATATTGCTTGAGTAAGATTGTCAAAATCTTTTCTTATTCTATATTTTTCATCTTTTATTTCTTCTAAAACTAAATACTTCATTCTTTCTCCTTTGTTATCTCTTTATATTCTTTACTATTCATAATATGATAATGCCCCTCTAGCCCCTGTAACCATTCAGGGAAGCTAAAAAGATTAGTTTTAACCATCAAAGAGGGGTAAAAATACTGCATCCGAAGATCAAGAAGGTCAACATCTGTCTTTCCTAATGCCGAATAACCATTGCCAACGATATTTATTCTTAGATTTTCTAACTTATTGTCAGTAGCTATTCTTAATGCCTCCCAACAGCTTCCTTCAGCCATCTCACCATCAGAAACTAAACAATAAACATTTCTTTTCCTATTCGCTAACGCCATTCCGACAGCAATAGGTAATCCCATACCCAAAGAACCCGTAGAACACCATATACCTGCCTTTTTGTCCCTCACAGGGTGAACTCCATGCTTTTTAAGCAGTTTCTCGGCATCTTTACCCTCTCTCTTCTCTAAAACCGCATAAAGAGCTAATCCTGCGTGTCCGCAACTTAAAATGAAAGGTTCATCCTTCTTTTTAACACTATAAACACTATCTATAATATTAACGCTGGTTAGACAGCTTCCGATATGAGATAGTTTATATTTATAGCTTAAATCCAGTATTCTTTTTTCCAATTCTCTCATTTTCTCTTATTTTCCTTTTTGTAAGCCTCTACCTGTTCCTTAATAGAATCTTCTAATGTCTTTTTAGGTGTCCAGCCATACCGCCTTGCTTTAAAATTCAGGGAATACCACTCAGTCGTATCATAGCTTCTTAATCCGCTAACTTGTTTGACATTAGCTTTTTTGCCAGTCGCCTTTTCTACCATTGGTAAAACCTGTCTATTGCTATATTTCTCTCCCGTTCCTAATTCATAAATCCCCCTAGCCTGCTTCTCTGACAAAGCTATTAAGCCATTAACTAAATCATCTACATCAAGAAAATCATGGGTCGGCCAAGGAACAAAATCTACCTCTTCGCCCTCAAAACAAGACCTGATAAGAGTAGGAATAAGGTGTTCTGATTGCTCGCCTACTCCAGTAACAGATAAGGGTCTGACAATACATATCGGAGTTTTGTATTTTTCCATTATGGAAAGAAGAATCTCCTCCGAAGCTCTTTTAGTCCTTGAATACATTGTTTGTATTTTGAGCCTAACGGAAGAAGTTGACATAAAAACGAAAGACTTAAAATTAAAATCCTTTACCTGATTGATAACATGAATTAAATCCAAAACATTAGCTTGGATAATCTTTTCATCTTCAGTATGGGAAAACATATTCCCATAGGCAGAAAGAAAGTAAAAGTTTTTGAAGGGTTTGTATTTGAAAGAAGTAATATCTTTGTGGGGAATAGTAACAATATCCTTACTCTTTAGAGCCTTAGTAAGGTGTGAGCCTATGAATCCTGACGATCCTGTAACGTAATCCATAAAAAAACCACGAGATTACTTCTCGTGGCGAACCTTTCATTCTTAAAGGTAAAGCCTATTAAACTGACTATACAATACTTTTCCTATTTTGTCAAGTCAATCATTTTAGCAAGTTTATTTATAAGTGGTATAATTAGCTGTTGCCACTCCTGACCATTCCAACGAGAATTAAATAAAAGCTGACTTACAAATTTCAATTCTTCTTTTGATAATTTAATTTCTTCTTTAGTCATTCCTCACCTCCTTATCCTGCTGATACTTTAACTATTCCGCCATCACTCCATAAAGCTCCTACTACACTAGGATCAGCTGTAGGGATATTAGCATTAACAATCGTTCCTGTAATATTAACTTGTCCTGCTGTTGCCCCATCTAAAGTAGCGGTTGAGTTAAGGTAAAGTTTGTCAAAATAACCTTCTGCCCAATAATTAGCAGAAGTTCCTAAATCATAAGTAGAATCTGATTGGGGTCTAATATCTCCCCTGTGAGTCCATAATGTATTACTCGCACTTACGATACCAATTCCATTAATATTTATTCCTAATATATCAGCATAGGCATTATATTCAAACTTACATCTATCATTATCAGCCGTATCTGTAATATAAAGACCACCCCGCTTATTATTAGAAATTAAAACGCTTACTCCTACATTGTTAGTAGCTGCTTTTTCTATTACTAATCCTGCTCCACCTGTTGCTACACCACTTGTTGTCCCTGTCTCTAAGGTATAAATTTTCCCAAGATAAGCATTGTTCCAAAATTTAGCAGAACTACCTAAATCATAAGTTGAATCAGTATCAGAAATTAAAGAAGCATTAATCGCCACAGAGGCAAGGTTATCTAAGGCGGTAGAAGCTCCACCACCGCCAGCCGCTTGAAAAGTTGGGGCTGTGCCTGCTCCGTTTGAAGTAAGAACTTGCCCCGCATCTCCTGTTTCCACTAATGCGGGAACTCCATCAGTATCCCAAGTAATTAAATTACCATCTACGCCATCAGCAAGTTGAGTATAGGGAATATCATCATTAGCTCCAATATAACGGGCATCCAAAACAGTAAAATCAGAAATATCTTGATCTTTATGTTTATGAAGTAGTAGCTCTCCTAGTAATTTATCGAATGTTGCTCCCATATTATGAATAATCCAATGCTGTTAAATCCGTGGCAACATTATCGAACTTAGAGTTGCCATCGGCCCAAGTAACCTTTACTCCGCTTGTTTCGTCAATTTTCATCGCTTGCCAACCTGCAGTAGCCTCGGCTGTCCCAGCCCCCGCTTTTCCGACATAGGTAACATCTCCATCTACCGTAACCTTAACCGCAACACCAGCCGATATTTGGGTCATCCTATCCATCGTATCGGCAACTGGGTTATAAACCAACATTTCCCTTGCTAAGATATTAAATTCAGTATCAAAGGAGAGATTATTCATCTCTTGAACTGATTTATTTATTTTGTCTGGTGCTTTAGTGATTCCCATATCTCCTTATATTAAATTTAATTTTATCCGTCTCCATTAAAAACTTAACGTAGGCGGTTAGAGTTCCTATTTTAACTACTGCTCTTTCTTCTTTGCTAATATTATTTATTTTCTCTAGCCTTTTTAATTCTTCCTTAACTGAATTAACACTATTCGCTAGTTCACCCTTATTAATCCTGTCCTGTAAATATTCTTCAATAACCGATATTTCTTTAGGAAAACCCCCTTCTGGGTCTTCCCATGTATCCCCTAAATTAAAATAGTCAACTGAATGGGGGTGATTATGTTCCCTTTCGTAATCTAAGTAAGGAACTTCCTCTTGAGCTTCACTCCCCCTAGTTGGTTCTTTACCCTCTGGGGAAACCTCTGGTTGACTTGTAATTTCTGACTTTTTTCTAAATACTGTATCTGCCATCAGTAATCCTTATTTTGTAAACTTCTATCCTTAAATGCTTCTTCTCTAATATCTCGAACATTATCCTCTCTATTGTGTCTTTTTTCCCTAATTAAGGCTTCTCTCATAGAAGCTATTCTACCGTCTTCATTACGGATTCTATGGGCAGCATCACTAATCTGTTTCCTAATATTAGGATCAGTTTCTTTTTTAAAGTCTTCTCTTAATTGTTCTAAATCCCGTCTTCTTGATGAATCCATAGTTGTTTCCTTATGAATCGGGGAAAGTCATAAGGGCAATCCCCGATAAACAACACTATTTAAGCGTCCGTAAACCTTGCTGTAAGCACCCAATCTTCATTGAGCAACTTAGTAGCATACGAACCTGCCCAAGAGATGATAGAAACTCGCCCTGCGGGAGAGTTCGAATCAACCACGTTAGGTAGGATATAAAGTTTAGGTTTATCTTTCTCAAGATCGTAACAACCAAAAGCATCTGCTCCGTGAACATAAGTATAAAATCTATTGACTGCCGAAGCTGCCGTAGATGTTGCCTCAATTCCAGAAGCTAAATCCTTATTTAGAAGCCATCTCACCTGATAAAGTTCACCCATTTCTCCTTTATATAGACCCTTAACATCAGAATATTCCTTAGCCGCTATCCAAGTAGTATCACCGAGTAATTTATACTTAGAATAAGGCTCTGTCTTACCCATAAACATTCCATCTGGATATTTCCTTGCTTTATTAAGCTCTAATTGTCTTACCATTAATCTGATATTACAGGCATCCAAAACGTCTCCTGAGGCAATATCGGACACAAAGTGTCCATTAGGATAATAAGATGTACCATTTCCTAATTCTGCTCGAACTAGGCGGTTCAAAGTTTCTCCCATATTTTGCCCGACTAACTCAATCTTTTCCTTCATGTTTGCATCAATAGAAATCAAAGATAACAAACGAGAAGTATTAACCGTTAGACCATATTCAGATAAAGTCATTGCTACGGTACAAGCCGTTATCGCACAAGTTACAGGGTTTGAACATTCCCCTAAAGGATCAGTTACGATACCTAAAGGTTCATAACGGGTAAAATTAACTGTTCTACCTTCGTTATCAGGATGGGTTTTAATTTGAGCACCCTCCTTTAAAATATGCTCATACTCCGCTCTTGCCAAAAAGACTTTTTCATAATAGGTACTAACTTCTTGAGCTAGACCACTAGATACGTTTACATTTGCATCGTCTGCGTTACCAATTCCAGTTCCAACTGCTGCCATGTTATTCACCTTCCTTTCTGAGCAAGTCGCTCATCTGCCAAGTCATCTAGAGTAGCCCCAGTCTCCTGAGGCTATACCTCAGAAAACCCTTAATGAACAACTCCGAGCTTATCTTCCATTTCTGATTCAGATAGCTCCTCGAATTTCTTATCCTTAGCCTTGATATTAGTCGGTCTTAATGCGGTCTCTGATGCCTGCTTGGCAATATTTTCAGTAACCTTCCCGACTTCCTTAGTTACCCCCTCTTGATAGGGTTTCATCAGTTTACTGACAAAAGTCTTAACTGATGCCTTATACGGATTAGCCTTAACATGGGCTTCTACCGCTTCGGTAACTGATTCGGAAAGTTCCTCATTAAAGTCTTCACTTTTCGGGTCAAGTTGAGGATAATCTTTAAGTGCCTCATTGGCTTCGTTATTAATCCTGGCAATAGCTTCGCTCTGTTTTAATCTCAGTTGAACAAGACTATCTGCTGTACGCATAACATCTTGTTTATACTGATCAGGGCTAATCTCTGATCCAGGCTCTACTTGAGGTTGATAAGGCTGTTCGCCTTGAGGTTCTACTGAACCTGTAAGTTCCCCAAGTTTCTCAGCCAAAGATTTAGCTTCTTTCTTAGCCTCGTTTTTCTCTTTAACAAGCTCCCTAACCCTTTGTTGATAACCTTTTTTAGAACTTTCCTCTGTTTCGGTCTCTTTACCTTCTGTTTTCACTTCAGCTTCCGCTTTAGCTTCTTCTTTAGGTTCAGAAACTTCCTCAGTTGGCTTTTCTTCTGTTACTGGCGTGGTAGCAGGGATGTTTTCCTCACCCTTTTCTTTTAACGCCTTTTCAGTCTTTTTTTGGTGAACCATTTATTTCACCTCCTTTCTTAACGCACCGATTTCGTTATGCGAGAACGCAGGTTGACTAAAGCACCTGTAAGGAGGTTCTAAGAATCTTAGAACCCCTTTACAGACGCTCTTTTCTTCAAGATAGGCTGTCCCTTCTTATCAATTCCTACCATAATCTTGTCCATTCCTATCCAAACAGCATGCTGTATTTCACAAGACATACAAACTAAATATGGCCCTCTTTGCCTCCACTCATGGTTACCTTTCGGAGCAAAGACAAAATTCGGCTTATCAAAGTTCAGTATTTCCTTTAGTTCTTTATTTTCCTGCTTTTTCTCCGACTGTTTCACAAGCCTCCTTAGCATCCTCGACTTTATCTACAATCTTTTTAATAACTCCTTTTGCTAAATTAATGACAACTGTATTCTGCCCAATTTCTTTAAGCCCCGCTCCTTGAGAAATCGCTGTTTCATTCAAGTCATTCAAATTCTCTATCACTTCATTAATGAATCCTTTTAAGATATACCAACCTGATGTCTGAGCCATAGAAGCCAATTTCTTCTCTTCATCACTTATCCCCTTTACTTCTACTTCCTTTTCCTTAATAAACGCTGGTATGCCTGAAAAGGATTTACCTGGTTTAATTGCCTGTTTCTTTTTTGCCATATTATTGTCCTATTCCCGCTTGTTCGGGTGGGACTTGATTTAGGTTTTGTTCTCCTTGAAACTGTTGTAGAACCTGCATAAACTTCTCTGCGTCCTGTTTTAAAATACTTTCTTCTCTTTCCTCATCTGTCTTTTCTTCAACGATTTTGTCCCAATCCTGAATACCTGAATTACTGATAATTCTCTTAAATAATTCCCCGAATTTCAGGGTGTAGCCATCTTCCTCTAACTGCATCATTAACGTATTGCCTTGAGGTGTTTGGGCTTCCCTAACCATCTGCATTAGCATTACTAAGTTCTCTTGTTGGGCTTTCTGGTCAACAGCATAAGTTGAACCTGACACAATCTCATAATCTTGGAAGATAGCCCCTACTTTGCTCTTGGGAATTGTTAATTCGCCTGTCTTCTGATTAAGGCTTTCTTCAACTTCAGGATAGCTCCTCTTAATTTCTTCTATTTCTTCTTTAAAAAGTCTTTGAGTGATCCCCTTTGATTGCTTTTTGGAAATTAAATTAACCATCTTTTTCATTACATTCCCTAAAAACTGTTCCATATAAAACCTGTCGGCATTATCTCTTACGTTTTCTCTCTGTGCCTGTAAATTTAGAGCCTTTGGAGTTTTACCAAAACCTGCCTCTGTCTGGCTAGTAACTGAAGTATCTGTCGTCCCAAACATATTTAACAAAGCAGCATTAGCCACCTGATAGGTGTTATTAAAGGTGCTAACCCCTTGAGGAGTTAAATTGAGAGGTTGAGCCGCATTTTGGACATTACCCCTCAGCAACCATTTTGCTGCCGCTTCTAGTTTGATTGAACTCATTGAAGCAATCGAATCTTTATTTAACAACGTAGGAGG